GACGGATATCGAGCGGTTCACCTACTTTTCAGAACCCCAACAGGGAAAATTGGAGAACTCCAACTGAAAACACATAGACAACAAATCTACTCTGGATTCACTCACGACAGTATCTATAAGGGTAAAGATGAGGTTAAGAACAATCCAGAGGTGAAGAAATACACGAAAGAGCTTTCGGACTATCTTTATAATCTCGACAAGGGTGGACAAGATAATCCAGAGAGCAGGCCTAAAGAGCCCAAGATTCTGACGGATAATGGGATCGCGTTTGATTGGTCTAAAATCAATGAGACTGATCCAGACAAGTACGATACCAACAAATCTATCGCTGATCTTGATCTGTTTAAGGCAGCCAAGAAGAAAGGCCTCAAGTATTTTACAGCATTGCGCCACAAATCTAATAAGGAGACAATGCACGTTGAAGAGCATGATACCTTTGAAGAGGCTAAGAAATTCAGGGATAAAATGGTTCAAATGGGCCATAAAGGTGAATCCCCGATTGGATACGCTTCAAGTAGAGAAGAGTACCTCAAGACATTCTCTGAGTATGAGCCAAAAGAACAAGAACAGGGTGACGACAAAAAACAAAAGAAAACCGGCCCCGGATCGCGTGGTGGAGTCATTATTGGATTCGACAAGTCTGGTCGGCCAATTTATCAGTCGTCAAAAAATAAGTTGAAAAAATCCTTCTCATTGGTGATCTCCAAGGATGAGCCAATCTTCAAGTCTGAGGATGAAGTGGAGCCTATTGATCTTCGTAAATCAGTAGAGCCAATGGGGAAATTGACCGTAAGGGAGCGAATAGCTCTGATCAAAGGGATCATTCATGGAAGGAAAGAAGTGTCCAGACTGCAAAAGTGATATCCTCAAGGCTCATGGGGCCGAGGTGAAATGCAGATCAAAGATAGTTAAATGGACGGTAGCGGGCTTTGTCGCTGTATGTAAAAAGTGTGGAACAGACGTTCCGATAACGAAGGCAGAGTTAAAATCAGTTGAGGACTATATTCAAAAAAACTCTTGATATAGTCCAACTATACTGTTTTAATTTTTTGAAAAGACAAAACAACAAAAGACTCATTATGGAGTAGTTGAAAACGAGATGCCCATCATAGGGTATTGACTTGGAAGCTACTCCTTTTTTGTTTTTGAGGGCTGTATATATGGATGGAAAGGATTTTTACATTGGTGAGGACAACTTCCGAGTTTTTCTCCCCGCTGTTCAATTCTTAGAGAAAGCAGAGAAAGAAGATGCTTACAATTCAAGACAAATTGTGGGCATCATGAATACGTCTCGCAAAGACCGTCAGGGCGAGAACGTACTGGCCAAAGGCCTCTGTATTGAACAATTCCTCAAAAACGGTCACTTCAACGACAATCATGATCAATCTACTTCCGCTATCGTTGGTTATCCAGAGGAGGCGGTTTATAAATCAGACATCACTCTACCAGACGGCACAACAACAGATGGTTACTTGTGTCGCGGGTACGTTCTGAAAGGAACGAAAAGGGCAGATGGTATCTGGGAGTTGGCTAAGGCCCTACAGAATACCCCAAAGAGATTGGGATTTTCTATTGAAGGGAAAGTAGCCAGACGTACAAACAAAATTATTGAGAAAGCAATCATCCGAAATGTTGCAATCACAAATTGTCCAGTAAACACAGATGCTACTTGGTCGATCCTCGAAAAATCATTTTACGAAGAGGAAATCGCGATGAAGTCACTATCCGCAGGGTTCGCGACTTCACCTTCTACTCAATCGGGTGGAGGGGCCTTGAGAGTCGAATCGCTTGATTCCGATAATAAGGACGTGAACGAAAAGAAAAAACGCAAGAAAGATGCGTTGGAGAAAGCATTAGGTATGGACGAACTGTTGAAAGCTATGGACACTATCATGGAAAGATCATCCGATTATGATGTGGAAATGGCTGCGAGAATTGTATCGCTAATCGTTCAAGGAAAATTATAAGGAGACAAATATGGCCAGCGAAGAATTAGGAAGAGTATCGGCAGACGAATTGAATGATGGAAGTATCGAGGATACTCCTTCAAAGAAGGTCGCCGCTATCCTCTCAAAGCAAGACGAGATTCTTGATAAGTTGAATTTGTTGTTGGGTGCGATCGACGGTGCTGCCGACGGTAACGCTCTAAATACTGCCTTACAAGGTGTTGACTTATCAGTTCTGAACAAAGTTAAATTATTCAGGTAAGGAGTTCAATATGACTATCAAAAAGGATCAGCTTAACAAGGCTCTTGATTCTCTCGAAGAATTGGCAAAGAGTAGCGCAGGATCAGCAAAGGATCAGGGTGCAAATCCTCCTCTTAATTCTGCCGAAGGTTCTGACATGGGCGTACCTCGTGGCAAACCAATGTCCGATGAAGCAAAGAAGAAAAAAGAAAGTCACGGAAATGCTGACTATAGCGATAAGGGGAAAGACATGAGTAAGAAATCTTTTGCAGACGATCTGCCAGAAGAGGTCACTGAAACGATCGACGTAAGTGAGTTCTTGAAATCTTTAGTCGATCACGTTGGAGCGAAACACGACGACCTACGCGGAGAGATCGCGAAGTCTGAGTTGGCTCAAGCTACAGCAAATGAAGAGTTCGCTGCCAAATTGGAAGGGATTGAGAAATCTCAAGCCATGATTGGTATTGTTCTCAAGTCAGTTTGCGAGAAGCTCGGCATTCTTGAAAACGCTCCTGCTCATGCACCGAAGTCAGAGACTACTGTGCAGAAGTCGGAAGTTGCTGAGAAGAAATTCGAGCAACAAGACGAAACAGTTGAAAAAGGTGGAGAAGAGAAGGGTGAGAAACTTTTCAAATCTCTGAGTAATAACCCAATGATTGCCAAGAGCCAAGTGTCCGAAGCCCTTTGCGATCTAGTGAAGTCAGGTGAGGCCGCCGATACAGATGTTATCTCGTTTGAGATGAACAACTACATCGCACCACACTTGGTGAGTAAACTGAAAGCAAAGCTCGATTAATAAGGAGAGGTGAAATATGTATCCAGTTTTAGACAGAGGAATTTACGAAGGACACGGGGATGGTTTTGGAGAATCCACTCAACAACACCTCACCGAACTAAACAAAGCACTTTCGGCCGGGTATGCAGTTGATCCTGCATCTCAGTCAAATGGTGGCGCACTTCGAGTCGAATCTCTTGATTCTACTTTGAAAATTGTGTCATTCATGCAGAAGCACATTGTATTTTACAATGATCTGCCAAAGTCGAAAGCTACCAATACCGTAGAAGAGTACAACCTACTCAGTAAGTACGGCGGTCGTGGTGGACACTTCATCAATGAAGGTGGCCTGCCTCGTACTGAGGATTCCAAGTACCAAAGAAAGGTACAGTTCGTGAAGTTCATGGGTACTACCCGTGAAATCACTCACCCAATGCTTTTGGTTAAGCCTGCTCACGGAAACGTGGTCGCGCTTGAGACAAAGAACGGGGCGATGTGGATGCTCGAACACATGGAAAGAGCCTGCTTCGACGGTGACTCAACAATCGTATCTCAAGAGTTCGACGGTCTTGAGAAACAACTCATCGACGGTTTCGCCGATGCAGATTTCGCGGGTGATCGTATCCCAGACGTTCAAACAGATCACGTTATCGACCTTAGAGGCCAACCTCTAAGCGAGAAAGTGTTCTCGAAGTGTAGTGAGGTTCTTCTTAGAACTTATACCTACGGTACTGTTTGTTACCTCAACCCTGCGAACCATGAGGACTATGATACTCAGTTCTTCTCAAAAGGACGTTATCAATTGGCCGCAGGCGAGAAAACTACTGGCTTCCACTCTGAAAACGTGCGGACTGCCATGGGTATGGTTAAACTACGCCCATCTGTTTTCTTGGAAATCGACCAACTTGCTCCGGTTGTCGCTGAAAACGATTCAGTACCAACTACTCCAGCCTCTCTTGGATTGGCTGTGGCCGTTGACGCTGCCTCGAAGTTCGGCGCGAGTGATGCCGGAACGTACTACTACGAAGTAACTGCTCTTTCAAAGAGTGGTGAGTCTGCTCCTATCGCCGCTGTCTCAGTTGCGGTGGCTGCGGGTGAGAGGGTAGACCTCACAATCGGACGTGGTACTGTCAGTGGTAACGACCTTACTACTGGTTATAAGATTTACCGTTCAAGACGCGAAGATGCTGCTCTTGGCGCGGCTGCGAAGAGATACCTTATCGCGAAAGTTCCTTCTGCGGGTGTTTCTACAGTTGTCAGCGATTTCAACGACAACTTGCCGGGTCTTGGTAAAGCATTCCTTGGACAGATGGATGAGTCTGTACTTACTCTTCGTGAGTTGTCTCCAATGTTGAAGTTCCCTCTGGCGACAGTGGCTTCTTCAATCCGTTGGATGCAGTTGTACTACAACACTCCAATCGTTTTCCGTCCAAGGTCTTGGGTAGTTATCAAGAACATCGGAAGAGTCAAAGACTAAGAGTTAAACAAGGGGGAGGCTTTGCCTCCCCTTTTCTAATTAAAAGGACTGAAAGATGAAAATGATTTGTGAAGCCCACGCTGGCCAAAAAATGCACGTCGCGGGACACGACCTCGAAATTGACAAGAAAGGTTGTGTTGAAGTACCAAAGTGCGAATCCAAAAAAGAAGAAACCGAAGTCTTAAAGAGACTCAAACTTGCAGGGTTTCAAGCCCTCAAGAAAGGTCAAATTGTTGATCCTGATCCTGATCAAGAACCAGAGCTAGAACCAGAACCAGAAAAGGCCCCTGACGCTGATCCTGAAAATAAGGGAGATGGCGAAGAGAAGCCAAAGTTCATGAGAGGAAAGGGTAACAAATAATGACCATCGAATTGGAAAAAACAAAAAAAACAACTGAGGAGCAATTAAGAGACGAGCATATCGCCTCAATGGACGCACGAAAGGTCGTCAATGCTTTTAAGTTGAATATGGTTTGGGATGAGGACAACTCAAGAAGTTTGGCCCCAATCAGCCATACGCTTGCAGGAGCGACAGCCGTTGAGGTGATAAACCTTGATGGAAGTAAAGAGTATCTCGCTATCTCTAACGTAGGAATCCACTTGAGGGAGGCTGCGGCGGGGGATGCAGACGCAACGGATTTCTATATTCCACCGAACACTTACTTTATCTATAAGATGAGAAGTGAAGAGGATCGTCTCAGCATTTATTCGGCAACTGCGGGTTTTGTCCAATTCAATGAGTTGCGAAAAGACTAATCATGTATAAAACAACAAACTATCTGTTCGCCGCTTTCCTCCAAACAGGGGAAGGCGGTAACAGAAAAATTGCAAAGGTTGAGAAGATAAAGCCCGGTAGGGCTGTTTTCTTTTTTGATATTGACGATGAAGTAGCACAAGGTTTGAAGATCAAATTCCACGAATCATCGTGCTACG